GGGTGCAGCAACTTATAAGGTACCAAGCACCTAAAAGCTTATAAGTGATTTTCTTGGTTCCAGAAAGTCAGCCCGGATGGGTCATTAGTGAACACCTCTTATGCTTGTGAGGAAAAACAAGGGGCTTTGTGGTTGCATGCCCGAGATCTCAAACCACACAAACACTCTCATAAAAAACATTAGCACCATGTGTGCTGACCGACTAAGGCAGGGCCAGTCACCCGAATTCGGAAGTCATGAATCCGATGGAGCCAACAGTTTAGTGCTTACTGACCAACAAAGTAGTGTAATACCATCCATTGAAACAAACATCATAACGCTCACAGCTTTTGCACGACCTAGGGATGCAGAAGTCTTATCTTCCAGTGATGAGGAATCATCCTGTGGAGACGAACCTAGTGAATACAGTGAAACAGACACAGACGCATCCTTTGATGAGGGTGAAGTGAAAACAATGCTAACAGCCGAGGAGCTGACAGATCCCAGCCGGGTTGCATTAATCAAGATCATCAGAGACACAGCATTTGAAGAATGGAAAGAAGATGGCACTTATAGTGAAGAGAAAAAAGACATGTTCCTGAGGCGTATGGAATATTTAGGTTACAACTCCTTAGTTAAAATGTGTTGTAATAAGGGTCTCATTGAAGTAGTCAATCATTCCATTCTTAAGATACCGGTGGGATGGTTGTGGCCTACAGATTACATAGGTAAAAAGAAATCTGATAAGGCTCTACGAATGTATACGTCTGAATGGACCAAGGAACTCAAGAATGGGCAAATATCCAAGTTGAGAACCAAACGTCTAATGATTCAATACTGTATGGATAATGATATACCATGTGCATCTTTTCTATTCCATCCATCAACTCATGGTAATGCGAGACGAGAAGGTGTATCATTGAGATATTGGTTAGGAAATTATACCGATATCCTGTATCCACCAAAACTCATGGAAAAAAGGGCTTGGTGGAGGGCAATGTACCAACCACCTGCACCACGTCTAGTAGGAATCGAACCGAATCCAGGCCCAAACAGTCCTGTCCAACTCGATCCATATCCAAATTCATCACCGATGTCTTTTCAGGAAGAAAAAGAATACGATTTGCCTGAGAGTGTCAAACCAATCATACCTTCCAAAAAACCAAAACCAACGAAGGCAGGAAAAATGAAAAATCATAACGGAAAAGGATGGAACAAAAAAATGCAGAATACCATCCGAAGTCAGATGAGATATCCACCACCTGTCCGGACTGAACCACGTCCTAAAGTATCGATGGTGAATGCCGAAGCAGCCCTATACCGAATAGCTGAAGCAAAGAAAGAATTGGACGCAGAACGTGCTCAAAACCAACCATCAAAAGGAAATAAAACTATTTTCCCAAAGGAGGTTAAGAAATTAGAAAAAGAAGCACAATCAACCAGTCGATTATTCGAACTTGTAGCTAGTATCAATGATGAAAAGAAAGCTCAACATGTCTATGATACAAACGAACAACTAGTATTGCCTCGAGTTGCGCCAGCGACTCTGCAAATTACAAACTGGGAAAATCGAATGTTACAAGTGAAAATGAAGACTTACAAAGTTCCGGTTCTTGAAAACATGGTGAAACATCTGCGATTAGACGACAACGATTTCAAAGAGGGGGGCATTAATTTATTCGTTAAGAAAAATTTTTTGGCTATGGAGAGATTTTCGTATTATAACAATTGTTCCACACGAGAAATACAAATGCCAGAAACCATTGTCGATGAACTAGTCACTTTTTGGTATACTCACACCGATACCACTAAGAAGGACGAACATTATAACATTAGTATAGTGCAATGTGTAAAATTGTGCAACAAATTGGGGATATCGGCAACTGAACAGCAGGAAACGTGTCGGTGGGCACCTTATCTTGCTTATGCACAATACACTCACCAATGTGAAGAACATGAGGTTCTCAAAAATAATGCTTTTCACAATTATCTGCTAACACACAAAATTCTCACATTGCTTGCTATAGCCGCTACTCTCATGTTGGTAGCAGCCGTGATGTACCACCAATGTGAAATAACTAAACCAGAGGCCATAACATATCTCCCTCCGATGCAATATCGAGACTATGATATGAAACAAATATGGAAGGGCTGGGACTTCTTCTGGACATCTGGTAATCGTGCAAGGTTTATACACATTGAACACATTATCAGCCGTGCATCACGCAATACAATGACAGCTGCTCACAACGTGATCGTTGACATCAACAATTATGTAAGCCAGCTTGTGACGATCCAACCTGAATATGTCGATTGTGATGGATCATCTTTCGATTGGACTATTTTGCCTTTCTATGTTTGCCGTCCTCATCCAGTGAGGGATTGGATATCATACATGCTCGAAAGACCTCACGTGTGGTTGTCAAATATGCCTTTCTCACAACCCCACTACGGATCGCTCGTCTCAATTATTCCAGGCATAATTTACAAGATCTATGTTGAATCGATGAGTTACGCAAGGAAGATCGTCGCACTACTCAATTTTGTGCCCCCGTTGATCGACGCATTAGGAGTAGCCATTATCATACTGTGTTACAAGCAGTATAACCATTATACAGTAGCACGAGCCATTATTGAACAGGTTATCATTATAGTGATCAATCAATTTTTAAGTATACATCTCGCAATCATTCATGGTGCCATATGGATTGTGGAGAATTTTTATCTTTCAAGAGACATGTTGCACGCAAAAAAATCGCTGGTTGGTCACACTAGCCTTATGTTTGCAGGCTTCGTTCGGCCCTCAGTGTCTATACCGATGCACGTCATCCTAAATACACTGTACAACATGAAATTGGATCTGTATGCTAAATACAAGTCCTTTTATCTCAGTAATGTCTACTTACCTAAGCCAGGAAAAATTAAGGATAAAGCCAGAGTAGTAGAACCTACACATGTTGGCAAAGAACTCAGGAAATTTGTCAACGACTTCAAATGTAATCGCAGCCAGTTTTGCATTGGTCTGGATTCACAATATTATCGGCCTGTTGCTTACGCACCAAATGCTAATAACGAATTGCAAGCTTTGTATGCTAGGGTGCTCAAGAAAACACCTGAGGTCGATCCTGATAAAATCAAAAAATTTGTGAAATGGGCCAAACGGCACCACCGTGAATTGTTTGGTGAAGTGACAATTGACAGTGTTACTTTCGAAAAATACATTGAAAATTCGAATGCTTCCAATGCTGTTAAGGAAACGCTCATCAAAACTAAGCAACGTCTGGATAGTGAAGGGATTGATGAAAATAGCACATTGGATCGAGAAACATTGTCACAATGGACAACGAGAAAAGCTTTTGTCAAAGTGGAAAACAATGGTTATCGGACCAAAATCGGACGTACAATGAAGGCTTGTCGTCTGATCCAGGGCGGGCAGCCTGAGTTTATAGTTTTGCTAGGTCCCTGGTTTGCAGCATTGCAGTCCTACATAAAGAAAAAAAAAAAAAAAAAAA